TACCATCCGGAATGGCTCACGAGAGGATTTTACGAGGAGTTAGCAGACCGCTTCTCCTCCCTTCAGCCATACAGACGTTGGTTTACCAAGCTGTTTGGTCCGAAGAAAATCCTCTCGGGGAAGCCAGATGATTACGCTCCATTAACAATGTTTGAGTGTTATCCGAGAGCGCCCCTTCTGGATGATCGATATTCGACCATTCCGAAGGATGGCGGGCGCAAAGGTCTGGGTCATGCCGCCAGAATCATCGCAATGTGGGATGATTGGCTAACAGACCTGAACTGCGCACCTGGTACGATTACGACCACTGGGCAAATGATGGGGGATCCCACATCATTTCCCGCCTTGATGTTGGTTTCTCTGTGTTCCGCAGAGGAGACCCTCAAGGTGCACCCTTACACTCCAAAGGAGCGTAAGAGATGGTACAAGGGTCTTAACCGTACCGATGTTAAGATGAAGGGGGTTGGAGACGATGCGCTCTTTCCCCGATGGACCAGAGCTCGCCGAGAGCGCTATTATGCGTCTCTGATCGAGCTTTCCGCGGAAATTTCGTGGAAAAAGTGCTTCTACCACCCTAGTAGAGGTCTCATCGCTGAGATTCCCCTACAGAATGGTTTTGAAGTCCCTTTCTGGCCCACTTCAGTCTTAGTGGCACCCCCTGGAGGGTCAAAAGGTCACGTCACATGGGTTTCACAACCCTCCGCCTTTGGCGGAGACGAGACTAGACCGACCAGGAGGATACCCAAGTTCTTCTGGAAACTATCCCCGTATTATTATACGTGGATGTTAGCCCAGAGGCTTGGGCTGCCTTTAGGCGCGCCGGAGGCCTACGGAGGTATAGGATTGCCTATATCTCCTAAGAGGTCTTCGACGCGTCACGTACAGTGGTTATCCTACCTCTCCCAGCGTACAAAAGTAGAGCTGGTAATTGGGTTAGGACTTTCCCCGTTAGGGCGGTCGGGCCAGTCATTACTGGACCGGGCCGCCTCAGACTGGGTCCGAGAGGTCCTCGCCGAGGATGCCCGTTGGGCATCTGACGGTCTGGAACTCTTGTCCAACTGTGCGCTTACTGACTCAGCGGAGCTCCGGTTATCCCTCAGTGAGGGATATCGTAAATCCGTGAGTCATGTCCGTTCAACGGAGTTCTACTTTAGAGCTCCTCCCCATTCTCTCGACCCGTCTGCACCCTCAGTGAGGATGAGCAGCGATAGATTTGGGCGAAAGGTCGGGAAGACGTTCGTGCTGGGATCCAACATGAAGTACTCCTCGACCATTCGGGACGTAGAAAGGAAGACGCAAGTCTTCTTTGCTAGCTCGG